ATGGACGCTCTTTGGCTGAATTGGTATTACATGACCAAGACACCACCACCAGCGTACTACGCGGCATTTTAGACAACGTAGCCCTAACCAACTCACCACGACTAGAAGTAATGGAAGACATGGTGGAAATGGATGACGTACTTAATAACGAGGTAGGTGCAATCATTCGTAGTGAGCAGATCGGCTCTGTTAACCCACTAACGGTTCCCTTTGTTGCAGGCTCTACGTTACCAGCATTGCAGTATCTTGATATGTTGGTTGAAGAGAAGACAGGTATTAGTAAAATGTCTATGGGCGTTAATGCTGATATGTTGCAGAATACATCTGCTACTGCTGCGGCACTTACTGCACAAGCTGGTGCTGGACAGGTCGAGGTAATGGCTAGAAACCTTGCTGAAGGCGCAAAGAAGCTATTCCAGCTAATGCTGCACGTTGCCATACAAAACTCCCCAGACGAGCAAATGATGCGTCTGAACGGGCAATTTGTGGGTGTTGACCCATCAGTGTGGGATTCCAGCATGGACATGGAAATCAATGTCGGGTTAGGCACTGGTCAGGAGGATGCTAAAGCAGCAGCGTTAATGCAGACGTTCCAGACTCAACAGCAGATTTGGCAGACCTACGGGCCTAAGAACGGCTTAGTTAGCATGACACAGATGCGTAATACCCTAGCAGACACATTGGCCTTGAGTGGGTTTAAGAATGTAGACCGCTATTATGCACCCATGACCGTAGAAATTGAGCAGCAGTTAATGGCTGAGATGGCTCAAGAAGCAGAAGCGGCTCAACAGGCAGCATTAGAGCAAGGTCAGCAGGGCGATCCAATGGCGCAGGCACTAATCCAAGCAGAGCAGATTAAGGCACAGGCAAGTATGCAAGGCCAGCAGATGAAGTTGCAGGGTAAGATGCAAGGCGATCAGATAAAAATGCAGGCTGATATGCAAGTTAAAGCGGCTCAGATGCAGTCTAAGCAGGGTACTGAACTGGCTGAATTGCAACTCAAGTATCGTGAGCTACAGTCATCTAATGACTTAGAGCGTGACCAGATGAACCAAGACCTTCTTGTGGAGGCTGCTAAGATTCTAGGCCAGTACGGTACGGCAGTTGACGTTGAGCGTGTCAGGGTGATGCAGAATGCCCCACGGGATGAAATGGGCAATATGCTATGATCTTAAAGGCTCAAGCAGAATATTTACTCAAAGATGATACATTTACGACAGTATTTGATATAATCCGACAAGAACAGGTAAAAAAGTTCTTTAAATCTAGCAAATCCGATACGGAAACTAGAGAAGATGCTTATGCAATGACGCAGGCATTAAACCAGTTTGAAAATATCCTCAAAAGTGCAATCACTAATGAGGTTATGAAAGAACGCAAAAAATAGGTGAGTACCGTGGAAACGACTAACCAAAGCATAGAAGATGCAGTTGATGCGTTGATGGCTCCAATGGAGTCAGAAGCAACCGAAACCGAAGCACCCGAAGCAGAAGTAGCAGAGGTTGAACAGGAAGAGGTTGAAGAAGAATCAGAATCAGATGATGACGCAGAATATGCTGAAGCAGATGATGACGATGATGATGAATATGATGAGTCAGACGATGAGCCAGCCGATCAAGTTGAGCCTGATACATACTCCGTAAAAGTTAACGGTGAGAATGTTGATGTAACCCTAGATGATCTACGCAAAAGCTACAGTGGACAAAAATATATTCAAAATGGCATGAAGCAAGCGGCAGAGCAGCGCAAGCAAGCGGAAGAGGCTTTTAACGGTCTTAACCAACAGCGTGAGCAGCTTAACCAGCTTATGCAACAGGTAGAGCAGCAGGGCGTAATATCGCAACCAACTCCACCTAGCAAGGATTTGTTAAACGCAGATCCGCTAGGCTATATAGAAGCAGATGCGACTTATAGGGAGCAAATGGGAGCATACCAAGCCCAGCAGCAGCAAATTGGACAGCAACAACAAGCAATGCAGCAACAGCAAGGACAGGCACATCAGGCCCACTTGCAGTCGCAGATGGCAGAACTACAACAGGCTATTCCAGATTTTAGTGATGCTAAGAAAGCACCTAAGATGAAGGAAAGGCTCGTTAAACAAGGTATGGCTGAAGGCTACACTGCCGAAGAAATCGGTGGAATTGTAGACCATAGGGCCATGAAAGTTCTCCATAAGGCAATGCTATACGATCAGATGATGAAAGGGGGCGGCGATGTACAAGCCAAGCTCAAGAAAGCTAGACCGTTAATGAAGGCTGGAACCAAGAAGCAACCTGCTACTGATGCTAAAAAGCACAGCAAGCAAATGTCAAAATTGAAGAAAACTGGCAGTGTCGCAGACGCAGCCGCATTATTGTTTAGTAGTTAATTTAAATTATTTAGGAAGAATTATCATGGCACAACCAACTAACACATATGACACTTTCGATGCAGTAGGCATCAGGGAAGATTTAGAAAACGTAATTTATAACGTCTCTCCTGATGAGACTCCACTGTTAAGTGCTATTGCTAAAGTAAAAGCAACCAACACTTTACATGAGTGGCAAACAGATAGCTTGAGAAGCAGCGCAGTCAATGCACATATCGAGGGAGATAATACTTCTGCTGATGCAATGTCGGCCACTACTAGGCTTCAAAACTCAACCCAAATCTTTAAGAACGCTGTAGTGACTTCTGCCACTAACGATGTTGTTAAAGCTGCTGGTCGTAGCAACTCTGAGATGTCTTATAACATCATCAAAGTAGCTCAAGAGCAAAAGCTAGACATGGAAGCCGCTTTAATGGCTAACCAAGCGCGTGTAGCTGGTAACGCTACTACAGCCCGTAAACTAGCTGGTCTTGGTGCTTGGGTAAAAACTAACGTAACCAATATTGGTTCTGGCGGTTCTAACCCAACTGGCAACGGTACTAACGCTCGCACTGACGGGACTCAAACAGCGTTTTCGCAGGCAGATTTTGATAGCTGCATGCAATCCATGTGGAGTGAAGGCTCAAAGCCCGATACTGTCATTTTGTCTGCATTCACCATGAATGTGGCACTTGGATTTGTTGGTAACAACAACCAACGCGCAAATGGTGCTGCTGGTAAGGTTGAAAACTTACTTTCAGTTTATCTAACGCCTTGGGGCAGCGTGACCTTCCAGCCTGCGCGTGAAAATCGCGGTCGAGATGTTTGGGTTATTGAAAACAATAAGTTGGCACTTGCAGCTTTGCGTCCAATGAAGAACGAAGCGTTAGCTAAAACAGGTGACTCAGAAATGAGACAGGTTGTGGGAGAGGCCACTTTGGTTGTTCGTAACGAGAAGGCACTAGGTCTAATCGCTGACTGTAGCACTAGCTAAACAGCTTTGTGATACAATAAGGGGGTGCTACGGCATCCCTTTTTTTATGGAGAATTATAATGGCTAAAGTAAAAATAGAAGTTCTGTGCGATAACATTATGCTTGATGAGATGCGCTACGCTGGATGGAAAGGTGAAGTTGACCAAACCATAGTAGATGCCATCAATGCGATGGATGATGGCTATGGCTCACCACGAATTAAAGTAGAAGATAAAAAGAAACCTGCTAAGAAAGCTACTAAGAAGGATGCCTAATGTCTAAAATATCAGAGCAATGGATTGAACAAGACGATAAGCTAATCCACGTTAAGCAGCAGGATTGGAATCCAATGCTAGAACGCGCAGAAGCAATGCGTCAAAATGGCAATGCTGATTTTGGAGAATCCAAACTGGTCGGTGTAATTGACGCTGCACTTATTAACGAATGGCTAAAGGAAGCTGGCGTTAAGTGGGATGATCCAGCTAAAGATGATGTGATTAAGCGCAAGATGCTATCAGGTGAGTTTGACAAGCTGCGCGTTTGGGAGGGCAAATACTGATGGATTATTTTACAGAAGATGAATTAAAATGCAGCCATACTGGTGAGTGCAAGATGGATGAATCTTTTATGTATAAGATCAATACCATCAGGAAGGTGTGTGATTTCCCGTTCACGGTGACTTCAGCTTACAGACACCCTACGCACCCCATTGAAGCAAAGAAGGCTAAGGCAGGCTCACACGCGTCTGGACGGGCTATCGACATTGCAGTACGCGGTGACAAGGCTCACAAACTGATCGAAGTGGCACTAGCTTACGGAATGACAGGCATAGGTGTAGCTCAGAAGGGCGGTTCACGCTTTATTCACCTAGATGACCTAGACCAAGCCAGTGGCTATTCACGGCCTACTGTCTGGAGTTACTAATGAGTTTTCTCAGCTTCTTAAATCCAATCGCCAGTTTAGGCAGCACCTACCTAGAAGGTAAGAACCAAGTAGCTAAGGCCAAATCTGAGGCTGCTGTGGTGTCGATTAAGGCAGAGGCAGACGTTAAGGTGGCTGGCGCAAAAGCTGCTCACAAACTAGCTAATGACGGTCAGACGCAAGACTTCAATTTAGACCTAGTCGCAATGCAGCAGATGGATAAATCGTTTTTAGATGAAATAATGATTGCCCTGTTACTGGTTCCCATTGCAGCGTCATTCATTGGCTATCAAGAAGAAGTCACAGCAGCGTTTGAGTCATTCTCTGCAATGCCACAATGGTATCAACATTTAATTTTGGGCGTATATATCGTGAAGTTCGGTATGAGGGGTTTGCTCACCAAATTAATGTCTGGCAAGCTAGGTGGGGTTAAGTTGAAATAGACTCTATTTTGGCTTTTATAGCAGCAGATTTAGTTTCGTAATATTTGCTAAACTTGCTGCCACCCTTGACCGCATCATCATACGCAGCCATCTCAATCTTTAGCTGGTTAATTTGCTGCGCCTGCGCTAGTTTTTGTTTCAAAGTCATTGTTTAATGCCTGATCAATTAGTTGTTTTTTCTTCTTGGCTATCTTAGAGTGAAGGTCATTACCGTCAGCGGCAGCTACACACGATGACTGTGTCCTACCTAGAAGTTTTGAACAGTCTTTGTACGACAAACCAATAGCTCGCAATTCTACCAGATTATTTAACTCAGTTGTTTTCCAATAAATAGTGGGGCGTGAAACTGTTTTAGTCTTAGGTTGTAGTTTGCCGCTTGCAAAGTTAAATGTCAGTTTTGGTTTAAATACAATGCTCATCCTTTGTCTCTCCCTATGTAATGATTCCGTTCAGCGTACAATACGCCATGATGTGTGTAGCCGATTAGACGGCCTATTTTTCTTGCGCTGTATCCCATGTTCCTAAAGTTAATAATCGTGTTTAGCGGTATTTTGACCTTGTGTTGCAGGCTAGACTTTAAGCCCATCTTATTGGCCTTGATTCTCACAGCGTTTGGTGACTTATTGAGCAGTGACGATAAGGCCGCTACTGGCAACTTACCGTACTGATCTTTAAGTAACTTTGTCTGAGTGTAACTCCAGATCATTTGTCTTTGCCTGTGCAGTCAATCTCTTGGACAATGGTGCTAGGACTTAGCCCTAGATCAACCCTGTCTTTTTTCCTAACAACTTTGTTAGGCACAGGTGGTGTGCTATTAAAGATACGGTCATAGTTGTCAGCAAATTGCTTGCTCATAGGTCGTGAAATAGGCTTATCTTTTGCACTCATTAGTATTCTCCTGACTCATCAATAATGTGTTGCTCAATAAATTCATCATTAAGCATATCCTTAAAAGACTCTTGCAACTTCTCTTTAGCATATTCCTTAGTGTCATCCACATCAATGCCACGCATTAGCATAGCAATCATGTTGTCTTTATATTCATCATCAACAATCTCCAGAAGATCGTGCAGTGAGTAGCCAGCAGCAGAGCCAGTGGTGGTGATTTCATAGAACAAGTCATCACGCTTGTCTATAATGTCAGACTCAGAGATGCTGATTCTAGCTGATGGTGATGAGTAGTTAGTGCCGTTGCGTAAAGTCATAGTATTCTCCAGTGGGGCCGTAGCCCCGTTATTGTTGTTATGCTTTTAGTTCAGTAAATAATTTTAGTTCTTCATCTGTAAGTGATTCACCGCCAAAGCAGTAACATGTGCCATCTGCATAAGGTGCAAATAAAGTAGCTTTTTCATCATCAACAACCGCAATCATGTCTTTTTTAATTAGTGAAGAAATAGCACCTCGTAAAACATTTGCGCTCTCACCAGTGATTTGAGTAATGTCGATAATGTCTGCACCTAAATCTGTATCGCATACGCCAAAAATTGCGTTGTAAGTAATAATTTCTAAATTAGTGTAAGTAGTCATGTGCTGCTCCGTGGTGTTATTTAATTAACTTACGGCAATTGTAAACGATTATGTTAACACTGTAAACACTTTTGTTTAGGAAATTATTAATTAGATGGATTTAGGTCTGATATCTTCATGTTGTATGAGTCAGCTTTAAACGTAAAATTGTTGCTAGAGTCATAATCTCCCTTTAAACGCTTAGTGGCCCTGCTGTAATAATCCTTCTTTTTTATTATGCCCAGAATCCACACTGTTGACATATCTTTTAGTACGCGACAAAAGGCGTAGTAATCGCAAGCTTGAGTAGTGTTGTAAGCAAATATAGAGCATTCGTAATGCTCTTTAGGTTCCACGCTGGTTCTTTTAGCCTTAACGTCAATAGTTCTGCCGTCTGGCATTATTAGATCATAATCATAAGTATTGGCCTGCGTAGCTCCTATATGGCGAGCAACAACTATCTCTGCTAAAAACCCAGCTTGGTTGCCCCCACCTTCAGTTAATGAATGTTTTAAAGCACCCATTTCAGATGCCATCTCAGCAGCTTTTTTAATTTCATCGCTTGTTGCTTTTAGTTTACGCATTAAATATCCTTTTTATTTTTAGCTTGGCTTTGAATATTTGCTTGATCCTACGCAGGTATTTAATGTCGTGCTTAACGGTACAGTTATTGTACTCTAACGCCTCAACCGTGATTAACCCGATACGCTCTATAAGCCTATGACGGTACTCAACGACATTACCCGACAAATAGCGATTGCACTTGTGACATTGCTTATGGCAGTTGTGCAGGTTAAATGACAGGTGTTTAGCTGCTCCCCTGCTACGGTAATGCCCAGCGTCCCAATAACCACCTAGACCTTCATGGCTGCCTTTTTCATCACAACTTATGCAGGGCAAGTCTCTATCACGGTATCTAACGTATGCGTTAAAGGCCGTCTGAGCCTCTACACGCCATTCTGAGGCTGTTTTGACCTTATCCCTTAGTTTGGTAAGGGTTTCACGCTTGCGCTTCTCTGAGGTATATACAGCGGCTTTTTTGCCATGTTTCACCACGCAATCCATAGAGCAGAAGAAACCTAGAGGAACTTTAACGCCAGAGTCTGGAGCGGCGTATACTTTGCAGTGGCGGCACTTCTTCTTAGCGTTAGCCATTGGCTTGCCTGTAGGTTTCGTAATCAGCTAGTGTTTTGTCAGTAAACTCAACGCCATACTCTACACCCTTAACGTGCAAAAACTCTATAAACTCGCTACCGATAGCCTTGTTAAATGTCTTAACGCTTGGTCGTATGCAGACCATGTGCGTACCACACAGGCTAGTTACCCATTTATTGCCTTTACGCAAGGGCAAACCCATCTGCTGCTTCTCAGTAGCAAAGCTAGAAACTAGTAATGCCTTCCATGTGTCGCGGTCATAATCTAAATCAACTTGTTTGGCTATGTCTCCAATCATGGCGTGGTAACATTTTTCTTGCAGATCAGTTGTACCCTCGCGGCCTAGCGTCACTATTACTGGCGCACCACTTCTCAGACCCTTGTTAGCCATTTCCCAGACCTTGCTCATCTCTTCTTTTACATTATCACTTGTGACCGTAAAATTTATATCAGCCATTAGACTCACCCATAGCTACAAATTCAGATAACGTGATACCAAAGTATTTAGCCAACGAGTCTGCTAACGATATCTTCATATCATAGCCTGTACGCCACCTAATGACCTGCTGTGGATGCACTTGAAATGATCGGGCTAATTGTGACCCTGTGATTTTAAACTTGGCTTGTGCTACTCTCAGTGAAGCACCCATGTCAATGTTCATGTTTATTTCCCCTTAATGTGCTATATTGTTTTGGAATGCTCCAGTAAGAAACTTACCCCGCCTTAAAAAAGTGGGGCTTTTTTTGCCTGCTAGAACGGTATATCGTCTTCTTCATCAAAACCGCTGTTAGGCGATTGAACAGGCTTTGGTGCTGCTTGGACTTCTTTTGGGTTAAAGCTAAACGACATAAACTTCTTGCCATTCTTGCTGGTCTTAATCCATGCGCTCATCCACATCTCTACACCATTAATTTCACAGCTACCATTGTAGTCAGGATGACGTTCAGTTTCCTTACGTTCATTCTTAAAAATTGCACCAGTGTTGTTGTTATCATATTCCATGTTACATCCCCTTTTTGCTACGAATAAATTCTTGTTGCTTGCCA